GCTGGAACACATTCCCTACCAGAAGGCCCGTCTGGTATATCCGCCCGAGGGCGAGGATGAACCGCAGGAAGTACTTGTGGGCGACTTTCCTTATCCTGATCCGGCTTATACTTACCGTTACCCGGTCTTTGATCCGGCCCACCCGTTCAAATATCCGGTTTCCGTCAAGTACTATAATATCTATTCCTTTTGCAAGGATTTCATGAGTACACCGCGTTTTCTGGGTGCGCTTGACTGGCTGGAACTTGCCGGCGGTCTGGCCGCTATCCTTATCGCCTATAACGAAAATGCTTCGGCTATTTCCCTACACATCGAATCGCCGCAGTCTTACTGGGACCGTGCGGAAGCGCGTATTAAACAGGTTTGCGATCGTACGGGTGAGAAATACACGGCCCAAATGCTGGAAGATTTTAAAGACGAAGCTATGGAGAAATTCGCCTCCAACATTACAGGAAGGCAGAACGCCGGGAAATACATGCACACGACCAAATTCTGGAATCCGGAAGCGAATAATTTTGAGGGCTGGACGGTTGAGCCGCTGGATAAGAAGATCAAGGATTATGTGGACGCCCAAATTAAGATATCCAACAAGGCGGACGCGGCCGCCACTTCCGGCTTCGGTCTTGATCCGGTACTTTCAAATCTGATTATAGAAAACAAACTTTCTTCCGGATCGGAGAAATTATACAGCCTGAAAGTGTATAACGCTTCTGAAACGGCTATTCCGGACATGATCCTTTGTAAGCCGTTACAGCAGTATATTAATGCCAACTTTCCGGGTACCGCAACGAAAGTAGGGCTTTATCGTACCATAGTGGAAGCGGAACAGAACGTTTCACCCTCTAACCGTATGAAAGAAAATGCGTAGTCTGTTTTTTACACCGAAAACGGAAGATGTGCCGGAAGAACCGGTAAGCGACCGGCAACCGGAAGAGGACCGGGCCGATAACATCCCGGACAAGCATATAAAGGCCCGCCGGACGAAAAACGTTCATTTTGACCGGCGGATAAAATCGGAGCTGCACCTGGAAGAGTGCTTGCCCTGGCATTTTGAGAAAGGGGCGGCTTATCACTGTATCAGTCATGGGGACGTTGACAGCCTTACTTATCTTCGTGTGATCGTGAAGCAACAACCGGTGGAATATGTTCTGATTTCTACCTGGTGTATGGCAATTACCGATGTTAAGGAGGTGGAGAAATGGCTGGAGAGGAAAGACATAGGGTACGCGGATTTTTATGTAGGTGAAATCTTTCAAGGTTCCTACGCGGATGTTTATTTATACCTAAAGAAGGTGGCGGAACGTTTCGGATCACGTGTCTGTATTTTCCGTAACCATGCTAAAGTAATGGCCGGTTTTGGTAACGCTTTTGATTTTGTAATAGAAAGCTCGGCCAATATAAACACCAATCCGCGCACGGAGCAAACCTGTATAACGATAGATACCGGGCTGGCCCGCTTTTATAAGGAGTTCTACGATGAAATAAACAATTTCACAAAGGATTTTGATAATTGGAAACCATATACATTAAAAAGAGACCGAGCAAATGACGAAGTTATTTAATAAAGGCGGTGACGGGGCCGGTGAAATAGTCCGTGTCCTGGGATTGATCGATAATGATCTTGATTTTACCAAGTGGGAACCTATCTTACCGCTGGGTATTCGGGATTTACAGGCTATCATCGGAACGGAACCCATAGACGCGGTAGATAAGTATTACCGTGAAGATCATGCGGACGTTACGGAACCGGACGGCATGGCGGAAACTTTGCGGCTGATGCAGCAGGCGGTAGCGATGTTTACCTGGTTAAAGGTCATTCCCACTTTGGACGCACAACACGGAACGGCCGGACGTGGCAAACATCTTGGAGAGAATGAAACGGGCATGACCGCCTTACAGGAGTTCAAGGATGAAGAGAATATCCGGAACCTGGCTTATGAAGCCGTAGACGCGTTGGTGGAGCTGCTGGATCGCGAAAAGTTTGATTTCTGGATGAACGGCATTAAGAAAAAGGCTATAAACCGCCTTCTTATTCAGAATAAGGAAACGTTCGATGAATATTATAATATCGGAAGTCACCGGCTTTTCCTGGTGCTTATTCCTATGATCCGGGAAGTCCAGGACGGGCAGATAATACCTGTTATCACCCGGGGCCGTTATAACAAACTGATTGAAGGCGATACCGTTTTAACGGAAAAATTGCTGGAGTATGTACGCCGCCCGCTTGCACTTCTCACCATAAAAAAGGCCGTTGAACGTTTACCGGTGGAAGTTCTACCCAATGGAATCGTACAGGTACAGCAGAGCACAACCGTACGGGATAAATTGCGGGCGGAAAAAGAGGCCCGGCAATCGGTTGCTAACAGTCTGGAGCAGGACGCGGCGGCTTACCTGGATGTGTTGCAGGATATCATCAGGGAACTGGATGCGCAGTCGGAAACGGTGGATTACTATATACCGGGTGTTACCGTACAATCCAAAGGAATAACTTTTTAATGTCCGGACATGGAGAAGTTTACATATAATAGTAAGACGGTGGAGGTTCCTTCCTACCTGGATGAAGTCAGCAGTGAGCAGTACCGGCAGTTTCTTATATTGTCGGTACTGATGAACCGCGGTACGATCAGCCCCGGACAGTTCCGCGTAAAATGGCTTTCTTTCCTTCTGGGCATGAAAGCGGATTACACCATGTACCGGCGTGAGATCATCCAAGAGCTGGACGGTCAACTGGAAAAGCTGGACGGCTTTTTCTCTTATACAACCGGTAAGAAGGGCGAGCGGATCGTTACGCCCATTCTGAAAACCGGTCGTAACCTGATGCAGGATTTCGGGGGCTGGCATGGCGTCGGTGACATGCTGAACGGTCTTACTTTCGGTAACTTTTGTGATTGCCTGGATTTGTTGCAGCAAAGCAGGCAGGCGGCGGCAGAAAAGGACGATCCGGCTATAAATGAAATCTTCCAGGATATCACGTTAAAGCTTTACCGGTACAAGGACCCGGAGAAGACGCCGGCCGTTCCTTCCTTGCTTGCCATTCATGCGGTAAATTTCTTTTCCGCCGTTTGGGAAATGGTTCTTTCCGGACCGGTTTATATCGGTGGTGAAGCTATCGACTTTCGGATATTGTTTCAGAAGCCGGCATCCGAGGACCGGAAGGCGGATGATAAAACCGGCTGGACCGGGATAGTCTTTGAGGTGGCGGCTTCCGGCGTGTTCGGCAATAAGAAGGAGGTGGACGATACACCCTTGTGGGATGTATTGCTTTATCTGTATAAATGTAAGTTTGAGTATTTACACCAAAAACGTAACAAGAAATGAGAACGACAACAGGAACAAAAAACAAGATCAAGCAATTTGAAGGGCTACGCCTGGAAGCGTATGTATGTGCCGCGGGAGTATGTACGATCGGTTACGGTCACACGACCAGCGTAAAACCGGGTGATGTTATCACCGAGGCCCAGGCCGACGCTTTCTTTGAATCGGATATCAGGGCAGTAGAAAACCAGGTGAACGCGCTTCCCCTTCATTTGGGACAGTACCAGTTTGACGCGGTAGTAAGTTTTTGCTTTAATGTAGGTATCGGAAAATTCAAGAAATCAACGCTTTATAAGAAGATCAGAGCGGATGCGTATGATTCATCCATACCGGCAGAGTTTAAAAAGTGGATATACGGAGGCGGTAAGATTCTTCCGGGGCTTGTCATCCGCCGTGAATGGGAGGCGAAACGTTATCAGGGATTGACGATATGATAGATATAAAGGTTTACCGTGAATACTGGGAAGGCGTGCAAAAACGTATTCCTGAAATAAAGAAGGTGCTGCCCGTTACCATTGACGAGGAAATGAGTAAGACGATACAGGGACTATCTAAAGGAGAATGTCCGGTACTCTTTATTCTGATCCCGTCGGGAACGGGCGCCAGCCTTTCGGCTGATAATGTGAGGGAAAACAATTTATGTGTTATTTTCCTTATGAGCAAGTACGATCCCCAACGTAAAGGAGCTTATGAGACTATCGAAGAGGTGCAGCCGGTTATGGAACGTATCAAACAAATGCTGATAGAAGATTCTGCCACCGGTTGCCCTGTTACTAAGGAACTGGATTTAACCAGTCTTTCCACTCTTCCGGAATCCGGTTTTTACCGGACGTTTGCAGGGTGGAGCCTGGCTTTCTCATTTAAAACAAGAGAATGAATGTAGATGTTACATAAGCATTTCCCATAGTTTCCTTTTTACGCTTTCTATATTTTCTTGTATGGTATAGTAGGAAACTTCATTTTGGGGGATAGCAAGTAGTATTTTAGATGTTGTGTTGGTGATACTTTCAATGCTGATGATATGATTGACATTTATAATCACATTTCCCTTTTCAAGGGTTTTAAGTTCTATGAATTTCTTCATTTTATCAGATTTTTAGTTAAAAGCATTTGCAAAATTAAAAAAACTTTCGATATACACACTATTATATAATTGATAAAACATGAATTTTACAGCTTGGTTTTTTATAACTGTAATAGTTACTATTGTTACCATTGGAGTAAATAGTACATTGTGCACCTATTGGGAATACAAGTATAAGTCGCAACAGGCTACAGAGAAAAAGCCCGATACAGAAGAAAAAGAGAGATGTCCCCGAATGAAAGTTACTGGTTTCAAATAATAATAGCTCATTATGGCCGAGAATTTTAAAACGGATTTCTTTACCGACCGGATCGGGCGTGGAATACAGGACATATTTCAGGCTCAACTGGATATCGCTACCAAACGGATTTACCAGAAAGGCCGTGCGCGTAAGAAAGTACAAGGATATGGAACACTTGTACAAGGGCGGTCCGGCGCATTAATGGCCGCACTACAGAATCCGAATTATTCGGTCATTCCGGACGGAGAAGGGGTAATCGCCCGTTCTAACCTTCCATTATATACCCGCTTCCTGGATATGAAGGAACACGGTAATTACCAGATTTATAACCGGCAGATATACGGGATTCTATATCATGGCACACTCGGGAAAGTTAAATATGAATATCAGGATTATGTAAGGGAAAGGGTAAAAGAAATGTTTGCCAATTCGCTAAAATAGGTAATAAAATTAATACCTAAAAATTTGCAGGTAATGATTTTATTACCTATCTTTGTATCAGTAACAAAAAGACAAAGTATAATGCCAACAATATTTATTTTATTCGGTTTTCGATTCATGTTTTATTCTAATGATCATGAACCTATACATGTACATGTAGTTAAAGGAGATGCCAAAGCAAAATTTACAATATCTCCCGTGAAGTTAGTTCAGAACAACGGATTGAAAGCGTCAGAATTAAAGCTCGTGGAATCTGTTATAGAAGAAAATCAGGAGATTATCGCAGAGCATTGGAATAAATTTTTTAATAGTGTAAAATAGTATAGTTATGGAAGATATTATAAAAGTGGATAAAGTGTGGCTTACTGATACAGCTATATGTATACGTACTTCCGACGGTAGGGAAGCATGTGAAAAATTTGCCGATTTTCAGAGGTTAAAGTGGGCTACTCCAGAACAAAGGGGTAATTATGAGGTAACTTCCTATGGAATATATTGGCCGGAACTTGATGAAGATTTGAGTTTTGACGGTTTTTTTTCTGAAAAGCAAAATAATGTGTTATATGATTTATTCATTGCGCACCCGGAACTTAATGCATCTGCTATCGCTCGACGGCTGGGAATGTCACAAAGTTTATTTGCCCAATATATAAGCGGAACAAAGAAACCTTCACAGGAACGCGTAAACCTTATATTAGATACTATTAAAAATATAGGGAAAGAATTGATTGCAGCAATATAAAAAGACTTCCATGTTGCGGGTTATCGATGTAGATTATATCAAGGCTTATGAACTTGTTATAACTTTCAGTGACGGATGTAAGAAGAAAGTGGATTTAGAACCTTATCTTACGGGTGAGATTTTCGGAGAATTATTGGATGATAATAAATTTATTCAATATGGCTTAACTCGTATAACAATCGAATGGGCAAACGGTGCGGACTTTGCACCGGAATTTTTGTATGAGATTGGTATAATCGTATAAAATTAAGACGCTATGAATATAACGTATGAAGATATCTTATTCCTGATCGGCTTTTTCCTGGTAATAGCCTTTTTCGTTGGATGTAAGCATAAACCGGCTACTTTATTTGGGTGGCTTGCTTTTGCCTTTCTTTCCTTTACCGTTACGCCTCTTATATCGGTTCCGTTAACCTGGTATGTTTGCCGAAGGATGAACCAGGCAACAATCAGAGATAGAGAATATTTCGATCCTTCCGATTTTACAATCAAAAAATAGAAAATTTGATAAAAGGCATTAATTAAATTCGTATTTTTGCCATGCCCAATAAATAAACTATATGTTCCCCTTGTAAGAGTGTAACCCGTGAAGTCGGGTTCCGGTTGAAAATCCGGTGGGCGCACTTTTATAAGGGGAACGCCATTTAATCGTTTCCGGTATATCCGCCCTCAATAAAGGAATGTGGCAGGGTTGAAGGAGACGGCAGATTTTTTTTATTATGATTCTTTCTTATAATGAATTTAAAGAACTTTTTAAAGGAGGATACATTGTAGACGCTAGATGCGGCGGTTTGGTTCTTGGTCGTTCTCATGCTGAAGGTAATATTTATATGGTTCGTGAATGTTCGAGCGGTTATGATGTATTTAGTAGTATGGAAGGTGGAGAATATATAATCAGGCATGAAGCTTATCTCCAGCACAAAGATAGAATAATTTCGATAAACAAAGAAAAACCTGAACGGTATTTTATTGATATTGATGTTTTAAGAAAGACTCCTATATTACAAGTATCACCAGCACAATATATATTAATAGATTATCGGGGAGAATTTATCGTAAATAAAAAAGCGACTTGTTATTACTTGGAGGAATTAAATCGCATAAATTCATTGTATTAGCAATATATATATTTTTGAAATAATTGGGAAGCAACTTTAAGTTGTTTCCCTTTTTTATGTCCTTTTCCGCCAGTTTATCCCAGGATAATTTTGCCTTATAAAATTTACTCTTATGGCAAAATTAAAACCTGATTATATCGAATGGGTGTTAACTCTGAACGCCACCGATGCACAGAAAGAAATACATAATCTTTCGGAAAAGAACAAAGAACTCCGGGACAGCAATAAGGACCTTAAAAAGAAAATGACCGAACTTATTGCTACCGGTAAGGCTGGCGGTAAACAGTGGAAGAACCTTACGGATAGATTAAATGCCAATAATAAGGCTATATCCGAGAATAACAAGAAGATTGCCGAATGTGAGAAACGGTTGGATAAAACCACCATGAGTGCCAACCAGCTGGCAAGGAAAGCAAACGCCTTGCGGAAAGAGCTTCGCGATACGGTGAAATCCTTGCAACCGGAAAAATATGCCGCCTTGGAGAAGGAACTGAAAGAAGTTGAAAAAGCGTACGGGCAGGCCACGAAAAAGGCGGAAGGTTTCGGCGGTTCCCCTCTTTCCCTGAATAAGATAAAAAAGGGTCTGGCCGGGG